TCATTTTTACGATTTGGTATTTATTAACGGTGCTACGGTAGTTTATAAGGATAGGATATTTTGTACTAATCAAAGTGTTTCGAGTTTTTCAGTAAACAAAAACCAATATACTGCTAATAGTACCACAAATGAATTTATAGTTTATGAGTAATATACACGTTTTAGAATTAAGTTCTTACACAACGCCCGTAATTCAAGAGTCAAAACGCGACGCTTGGGTTGAGTTTGGCGAAGATAATAACTACTTTCAGTTTATCATTGATAGGTACGTTAATTCGACTACTAATAGCTCGGTAATAAACAATGTAAGCCGTTTAATTTACGGTCGTGGATTAAGTGCGTTAGATGCAAGTAAAAAGCCAAATGAGTACGCTCAAATGATGGCTTTATTTCACCCTGACTGCATTCGTAAAATTGTACTTGACAGAAAAATGTTTGGTCAATTTGCAATGCAAATACATTATTCACAAGACCACAAAAAAATTTTAAAAGCGTATCACATACCTGTTAATTTATTACGTGCAGAAAAGTGCAATAAAGACGGAGAAATAGAAGGTTATTATTATTCGGATAATTGGTTGGACGTAAAAAAATACGCTCCTAAAAGAATACCAGCTTTCGGATATTCAAATGAACAAATAGAAATTCTTTATTCTAAGCCGTATGCGGTAGGAATGAAATACTACTCTTTACCTGATTACCAAGGGGCGTTACCATATGCCAAGCTTGAAGAAAGCATAGCTGATTATTTAATTAACGAAGTTCAAAACGGTTTTTCGGGAACTAAAGTAGTAAACTTTAATAACGGTGTACCTACTGAAGAACAACAAAGTATAATTAAAAGCAAGGTGTTAAGCCAGTTAACGGGTTCGAGGGGACAAAAAGTTATTGTAGCTTTTAATAACAACCAAGAAAGTAAAACAACGGTAGACGATTTACCGTTAAACGATGCCCCCGAACATTACACGTATTTAAGTGAGGAGTGCGTTAAAAAGATTATGTTAGCGCATAACGTTACTTCGCCACTTCTTTTCGGTTTAGGTTCTGCTAATGGTTTTAGTTCAAATGCTGATGAGTTACGCAACGCACAAGTGCTATTTGAAAACATGGCAGTGAAGCCAATTCAAGATCAAATTATAGATTCATTTGAAACAATTCTACATTATAACGGAATTACTTTAAAAATGTATTTTGAAACGTTAAACCCGCTGGATTCAGCTGGAGATTTAACAACTAACAGCGATAAAAAACGCTTGTTAGATTCAATAAATAATTTAAGTCCTTTAGTAGCGAATAAAGTAATTGAAACTTTAACGGCTAACGAAATTCGTAGTATTGTAGGTTTACCACCTGAACAAGGCGGTAACGATTTAGCGCCCGAACTATTAAGCAAAATAAACACGGAATTAGAAGAAATATTAAACGAAGTTGATGCGAACCAATTAGGCGAAGGCTGGGTAATGGTAGACGAACGAGAGGCTTCAGAAAATGACGAAGAATTAGATTCGCAATTAATTAAAGCTGAATTAGATTTAGAGCCGAAAACAACGCTTTTAAGCCGCTTAATTAACCTTGTACAAACTGGTAACCCGCAACCCGATAAAAAGAGCGCACAAGACAAAAAAGTAGGAGATTTAAAATACTTTAAAGTTCGTTATAAATACACGGGAAATAAAGCACCCGACCGTGACTTTTGTAAAGCAATGATGTCAAAAGAAAATAGGTTGTTTAGAAAAGAAGATATTGATGCAATGAGTAGAAGGGCGGTTAATCCGGGTTTTGGCGAAGGCGGTGCAAATACGTACGATATATTTCGTTTTAAAGGCGGCGCACGATGTCACCACAAATTTTCAAGGGTAACTTTTATGTTAGATTTAAACGCTATTGAAAAAGGTTATTCTGAAATAGGAACAAGAGCAGCAGAAATTAAAGGATATAAAGTAACAAACCCTTACGAAGTTTCAATATACCCTAATAATTTACCTTTAAAAGGGTTTAGCCCGCGAAATAAAAATTTACCTTCAGACGTAATATAAAATGGCAGAAGCATTACTCATAACACGACAAGACGTTGTTAAGTTCACTGCAATGAATGGCAACGTAGACACTGACAATTTTATTCAGTACGTCAAAATAGCACAAGACATTCACATACAAAATTACTTAGGTACTGATTTACTTGAAAAATTAAAGTCTGAAATTATTTTAGCGGCTTCAGGAATACCGACAGCAATTACAATAAGCAATCAAGGAACTGGATATACAACGGGAACTGCTATAAATACAACAAGCGCAACGGGAACTGGCTTAAAATTAAATATTACGGCGGCTGGTGGTTTAATTACTGCAGCTACAATTAACACGGCTGGTACGGGTTACACGGTAGGAAGTACGGCAACGGTAACGGGCGGCACAAATGGAGCGGTTACAATAAGTTCAATTTACACAATACCAACTGATTACAATAATCTTTTAGTTACGTATGTAAAGCCTATGCTTATACACTGGGCAATGGTTGAATATTTACCCTTTGCAGCTTATACAATAGCTAATAAAGGGGTGTATAAACACAATTCGGAAAACGCTACGAACGTTGAAAAGGTAGAAATTGATTTCTTAATAGAAAAAGAGCGTTCTATTGCACAACACTATACTGAAAGGTTTATTGATTATATATCATTTAACAACGATTTATTTCCTGAATACAATAGTAACTCAAACGGGGATATGTACCCCGATACAAATAATAACTATACTGGCTGGTATTTATGAAGAACTACAAACCAAAAGACGAAAACATAAAGAAATTATTAACCTATTTAAGTAAGCAAAATGGCAAACGTAAAGATAAGTCAATTAACGGCAAAGGGAAGTAATATAGTTGCTACCGATCGTTTTGCAATTGCACAAGACGATGGAGGTGGTACGTTTTCAAGTAAGTACGTAACGGGCGCTCAAGTATTCAACAAAACAATGGTTACTTATACGGCTTCGCTAACTAACTTGGTTTTATCGGATGCTAATAAAATTATAAAAACGGATCGCGGTACGGCAAATGATTTACGTATTCCGTTAAATTCAAGCCATGCGTTCCCGATAGGTACGGAAATGATTATATTTCAACATGGTGCGGGACAAACAACTATTGCTGGAACTGCTGGAGTTACATTACATTCAACGGGTGGTAAAACTAAAACAACGGGACAATATTCGGTTGCAACGTTAATAAAGGTAGGTACTGATGAATGGGTTTTATTCGGAGATATAACAACTTAGAAAAATGGCAAATGCAAATGGATGGGGCGACGGTGCTTCAAATAATAATATAGGATGGGGAAAAGGTGCTGATAACGCAATAGGTTGGGGCGACATTCACGCTGATAGTTGGGCGGGTGCAACTGATATTGTAGGAACTCCAGCGGTTGACCCAGATGCACAAGCATTCATAACAGCGGCTGCAATAACAGACCCTACTCAACAAGCTGCTATTAATACTTTGGTAACTGACTTGAAAGGGTATTCACTTTGGACTCCAATAAAGGCTTTATATCCTTTTGTGGGGGGTACTGCTTCACAACATAAGTTTAATTTAAAAAATCCTTTAGATACTGATGCTGCATTTAGATTAGTATTTAATGGTGGATGGACTCATTCAAGTACAGGTGCTTTGCCTAATGGGACAAATGGATGGGCAAATACTTATTTAGTTGCACAAGGAACACTTGGGTTAAACAGTACGCACGTTTCAGTATATTCAAGGACAAACAATAACTCGCAAAATGCACCAGCAATTGGTAATGTTACGGGTGGTTCAATTGCTGAGGTTTCAATGTGGTTAAACTTTGGAAATACTGCCTACCTTAGAGTGAATAATGCAACAGTTTCAAGTACAGCTAACTTTGATTCCAGAGGAATGTTTATAGGAAATAGAAATTCAAGTACACAAATTAATCTAAGTATAAGAGGAACACAAACTACCTTTAATCAAAATAGCAATTCATTGTTAACAAATCCATTTCAATTAGGCGGTGTAAATCCAAATAACTTTGATAACAAACAAATAGCTTTTGCAAGTATAGGAGACGGTTTAACAGCTCAAAACATGACTGACTTAAATACAGCAGTTGTTGCATTTCAAACAGCATTAAGTAGAAACGTATGAAACTAAATGAACTAACATCAGAACAAAGAACAACTTATGTAGGTTTACTTACAGAATTACAAAAAGACGAATTATTAGGACAATTATATGCACCTGATAGCTACTTTAACCCTATACAAGATGTTAACGATAATTGGATAATATCAATAGAAGAAATGCAGCAAAACGAAAACCCGAATTTTACTTGGGTTCGTGATTTGCCATTAATACAATATTTACCAAAACCAATTCCACCCATTGAAAATTAATTAAACTATGATACCTATTAACCAATTTATTGAAGTGATAAAAAAACACGGAGCGTTAGGAGTTCTAACCTTATGGCTAACTTACACGCATTTTGAAGTACAAGACGTTAAAGAACGTCTTTATAACTGTTTAGATAGACAAACAGAAATTAATAGAAGCCCTATTAAAGAAAACAAACAGGAGCAACCAGCTACAACAAATGAGATAATAGGTGTACTTGAAACAAAAAAGCGTATATTAGCGAAAAAATAATTTATGAAGCTAACAACTAACTTTAACTTGTCCGAGTTTAATAAGCATAATTTTACTATTACGGACACAATTTTTCAAAACATTTTTGAACTTGCGAAGAACTTACAAGTTTTACGTGACGAGGTTAAAAAGCCTATTAAGATAACAAGCGGTTACCGTGATCCGTCTTTCAATAAGAAAATAGGCGGTGCAAGTCAATCGCGACATATTACGGGTGAAGCTGCTGATCTAAAGATTGAAGGTTACACGCCTAAACAAGTAGCTGCAATAATTGAAAAGTTAATAGCTGCTGGTAAAATGAAACAGGGCGGTTTAGGTATTTATAGCACGTGGATACATTACGACGTTCGTGGCACTGCTGCACGTTGGACAAAATAAATAATTATGGCAAAGAAAAAAACAGTTAAAATAGATACGGATAACTTCGATCTAAATTTAGAAAAAGACGGAACTAACATTAAGTTAGACATTGACACGAAGAACGTAGACATTAAAATAGTACGTGACGAAATAAACAAAGAATTTAATTTAGACGGTAAAAATATAGATATTCACGTGAAGAAAACCCCCGAAGGCGTGGAGGTGAAAGTTGACGCGAAGGGGGTTCTTTGGAAAGCAATTGCTAAAAGAATAGTAAAATTTGTTTTAAGACGTTTCAAAGTAGGAAAATAATTTTTTATATTTGTACGCATTTCATACGATGCTTTG